TACCTAAAAAATATGTTGATTGTATTAGAGGAAGTAATATTTTATATGATAATTATAATGATGTCAATACTAATAATACTTCTGAAACAGATTTATATACATATGCAATACCTGCAAATTTACTTGCAAATAATGGCGATAAAATTATTGTAACATACTCATTAATTTCAAATAGTGCAGATGGTTATATTAAAGGATATTTTGCTAGTAATTTATTAGCATCTGCGCAAGTCGTTAATACTTGGGGAAGTACTTATGTTGATTTTAAAATAGAAATTATTAGAACATCTTCGACATCATTTAGATATACTGTAAGTTGGAATTGTTTTGATTCATCAGAAGTACATTTAGCAAATACAATAAATGATTATAGTTCAGAGGATTGGACGATTAATAATATATTAAAAATAACAGGTACTGCTAGTGTAGGAAGTATTACCGCTAAAATGGGATTTGTTGAATATAAATCGGCAATGTGAAAATAAACTACATTAGTATTTATATTAAAATATAATAACATGAAAGAAATTTTTGAAATTATATTTGGAAATTATACATTATTGGAATTATTTGGTTTTGCTTGGTTTTTTATTATCGGATATGTAATTTATTCTTTAAATGAAACTAATGATAGGGATGCGAATAGTGTAAACACACCAAAAAAATGGAGTTGGAAGTTTTGGATTAATGATAATTGGAAAAGATATTTAGCATCATTTCTGGCAACATACGTGTTATTTAGATTTTATATTGAAATACAAGGACATCCTTTTACTTATTTGGAAGCGTTATTATTAGGGATTTTGGGCGATGGAATTGGTGCAAATGCAAAAAATAAAATTAACATATTCAAAGTAGATAGAAATAAAATAATGGAAAAAATTAATCAAGATAATGATATCTAATAAATTAGTAGAAATTGAATGGAATGTTTTAACTAAAAAAATAGTATAATGGATTATTCAACATTTAACAATAATTATTTTTTCATAAAAAAAGATAGTACACTTCCAGAATTGAAATATTTATTAATTCAACAAGTAAGGGAAAAGTATGACATTACTGACGATATGCTTAAAAATGTTGGTGTTACATTTTCAATGGTTGATGCTGAAACTGGAATGTATAGAATTGCAAATGTTCCAGCTAATTTAGTTATCAACAATAATAGAGAAGAATATCCTGATGAGGAACGATATACACTTACGTATCGATTTAAATTAAAAGATACTAGAAATGTTGGTAGGTATTATGGTGAGTTTGTCATTGACATGTTAGGACAAAATTGTGGTAAAATAAAATTACCAGTAAATGACTACATTAATATTATTATTTCAGATTCTTATACAAAAACTACTGTAATTTAATTGACAATTACATTTTTTTTACCTATTTTTGCTCATTATATTAATTATAAATGAGTAATAATTGTAATATTATTGATAATAACACATTGTTTGTGGTTCATTGTGAACGAATTGCAAAAAGACAGGCATATTATTTACGATTTTTTTATAATGATCAATTAATTTTAAGGATTAAAGAATTACCTGAAAATACACGTAAATGGAATGCTGGAATGCTTGTTTGGGAAATCACAACTAGTTCACTATATATTTTAATTAAAAAATATAAGGGATCAACTAAAATTCATTTTGATTTCGGCAATGAAGATAGTAGAAATATATTTATTCAACAAATAAAGAAAATTGAGGCAGATGAAATTGAAAAACGTAAATTTGTTGCTGATTTAAATCTTAAAAAAGAAGAGTGGGTTAGTTATAAAAAAGAGTTGGAAGAAACGTATGTGAAATATATTGATAATTGTCAGTCATTATTAAAATCTGGAATTAATCTTTATCCTCATCAAGTAATCAGTGCAATGTTTTTAAATGTTACTAGAAATGCTCTTCTTGCATTAGATATGGGGACTGGTAAAGCCCAACCATTAGATTCAAAGTTACTCACACCTAATGGATGGATTTTGATGGGAGATATTAAAAAAAATGATTTAGTTATTGGGAGTGATGGTAAACCCAAAAAAGTATTAGAAATATTTCCTCAGGGTATTAAGGATGTTTATAGAATTTTATTTAATGATGGCACTTTTACTGAATCTTGTGAAGATCATTTGTGGTTAGTTAATTCTCCAACAAGAATACATAGAACAATAAAAAACATAAATAATTGTGAATATCCATTTAAAATAAAAAAACTTGGAGAAATTAAAAAAGATGGGTTATATGATAAAAATGGTAATAGAAAATATTACATACCTATGGTTAAACCCATAGAATTTAATGAAAAAGAATTTTATTTACACCCATATGTGTTGGGATGTTTATTAGGTGATGGTTGTTTAACAATAAAAAATACGACAAATTTTTCAACATCCGATAATGAAATTGTTAATATATTTAATAATTATTTACCAATTAATCATGAATTAAAAAAAATTGAACTAATAAAATATGATTATCGTGTCATATCTAAGAATCAAAGAGTAAATAATGTTAATGAGGAAATTATTAATTTAAAATTAAATGGTTGTAATTCATATACTAAATTCATTCCCAATGATTATAAATTTTCTTCTATTAATCAAAGATTAGATTTATTGCGTGGTATTTTGGATACTAAAGGTCGTGTAATAAAAAGAGAACATCGTATTGAAATAACACTAGCTTCAAAAAAACTTATTGAAGACATTCAATTCATAGTACAATCATTGGGTGGCGTTGGTCGATTACATAATAAATGTGTGAATTATAAAGGTAATGTGAAAAAATATTATAGATTATTAATTAAATTGCCACCTAAATTCACACCATTTAAATTAAGTAGAAAAATAGAAAATTTTGTACCACCAACAAAATACCTACCCAATAGAGGAATTTCAGATATAACTTTTGTGGGAAAAAAAGAAACTCAATGTATTTTAATTGATAGTTATGATCATTTATATTGTACTGATAATTGTATTTTAACACATAACACAATTATCTCAATACTATATGCGGAAATGAATAATTTCAAAAAAGTTTTTGTGATAACACCGAATTCGTTAAAGTATAATTATTATAATGAAGTTGAAAAATTTACAAATTCCAATGCATATATTATTGGCAAAAAAAATAAATGTAATATTGATGATGCTAAGTATATTATAACAAATTATGAATATTTCAATTCATCCGATTTTAGGAAAGTAAAAAGTAAATTTGATGCATTAAATATTGGTAAGATCGATTGTTTGATAGTAGATGAGTGTCACCGAATAAAATCAAGAAAAAGTAACACATACAAAGCATTTAATAAAATATTTAAAGATGATGTTTTTAAAGACAAGAAACCCTCTAAAATATTCATGTCTGGGACTCCCGCACCCTCGAAAAGTTTTGAACTTTATAATGTATTACATCAAATATCACCAATTGATTTTCCGACACAAAAATATTTTTATGAATATTATTGTGGTATGAAATATAATTTAGATGGTTTTGGTTGGGAAACTAATTTAGATTTAACTAAATTTGATGAATTATTTAATAAGATAGCACCTTTTATTTATAGAAAGAAAAAATCTGATATATTAAAAGATTTGCCTGAAAAAACATATCAAAAAATTATGTTAGAAATGACACCTAGTGAATATAAGACATATTATGAGTTGGAAGAAGGTGTTGCTAATGAATTTTATAATAAAGAGGTTCACAATCATTTATCAATAATGGGTAAATTAAGAGAATACACTTCCTTTTTAAAAGTTAATAACGTAACAGAATTAATTGATTCGATTCTAGAATGTGGTGAAAAATTTGTTGCTATTGATTTCTATAAAAAGAGCTTGTATGAATTACATAATAAATATCCAAAAATATCTGCACTTCACACTGGTGATGTAATTGATAGTGTGAGAGCCGAAATGATTAAAGAATTTCAAGATGATAATGGAAAAATAAAAATATTTTTAGGTTCCGAAAGTACCACAAAAGAAGGTTTAACATTAACGGCTGCAAGTAAAATTGGTATATTATCAATACCTTGGACTCCGGGTACTTTAGATCAGTGTACTGATAGGGTATCGAGAATTGGACAAAAAAATGCCGTTAATGCATATATTTTTATATATAAAGATACTATTGATGAATATGTTTTTAACTTGATTGAACAAAAGAGGAATGAGGTGTCGCAAGTAATTGACGGTTACTCATATGAGTCAGACATTAATCAAAGTATTATAAATGATTTAATAAAAACAATAAAAAATAAACACATTAAATAAAATTTACTATGGATAATGTTAAAATTTTAAGTGAGATTAAAGAATTTTTGAGTGGTCGTAATAATGATTTACGTTATTTAGTTAACGTTGAAACAGATTCAAATTCGAATGTTGCTGAATGCATAATACATGAGCCGAATTGTGAGCCTAAAATTGTTGAAATACAATACGAATCTTTTATGTATATGAAAGATTTGGAAAAAAATAATATTAAATTATATAATGGTTATCCAGAATCTTACATTGAAAGTAAGAAAATTAAATATGGTGTAACAATAACTAAGTTAAAAACTGGAAATCAAAAAAGATTAATAAATGGGTATTGTTATAAAATAACCAGTCATAAATCATATAATAATATTATTAATTATTTAAAAGATGGCGGGATTGATCCATATGAAAAGAAATATGATGATGATGGTAATTTAGTTAGGAACATTAAAGGAGAATTTATCTATCAAAATAGAGATTATTTTTATTCACCAAAAACAACTGAACAATTTTTTATATCAACAAAATGTCGATTATATAAGGGATGTGAAGAATATAAGAATGTGCATAGAGTAACTTTTGATATTGAAACAACTGGATTAAGATATCAAATATCAAGAGTATTTGCAATTGGAATTAGAGATAATAGAGGTTTTGAAAAAATATTAGAGGTCGAAAAATTTAATGATGATGAATCTGAAATTAAATTAATTAAGAATTTTTTCCTTGTTGTTAATTATTTAAAGCCAGCAATAATTTCAGGATATAATTCGGAAATGTTTGATTTTGAGTTTATACTAGGAAGAGCCAAGATATTAAACATTGATTTAGCTACATTACCAACAACATTAAAAAAAAATGTTCAATTAAAAAGAAGACCAAACGTATCTGTTAAATATGGTAATACTGCTGAAAAATATACAGCAACTGAAATTTGGGGAATATCTGTTAATGACATATTACATGCAGCAAAGAAAACGGCAGCAGTTAACACCGATTTAAAATCGAGTGGATTAAAATACGTATCTAAATTTGAAAAAATTGCAAAACCAAATAGAACATATATTGACGGTGAGGATAATGCAATTGGTAGATATTACCAAGAAAACAAAATTTTCTTGATTGATGATAAAAATAATTATGTTCAAATACCTGATGAATATCAGGAACTTGCTAAAAAATTATATAAATTACAGGCAAATAAAACAAGAATTAGTGAAGAACAATATAGTGAATTGAAAAAAAGTTATTTGAAAGGAAATAAAGAATTTATTTTTTGGTTTAAAAAAGATGCATTACATAAAAATTTAATAACATTTATTAGCGGTAAAAAATTAGTAAAACAATATTTATTGGATGACTTGTGGGAAACTGAACAAGTTGATGAATTGTATAATCAAACATCATTTATGTTAGCCAAAATAGTACCAACGACATATCAAAGAATATGCACAATGGGTACTGCTGCAATATGGAATTTAGTATTAACTGCATGGAGTTATGAAAATGATTTAGCAATACCACATACTGATGAAAATGAAAAGTTTTCTGGTGGATTAGCTAGGTGTTTTAAATCTGGATATTCAGAAAGGATAAAAAAAATTGACTATGCTTCATTGTATCCAATGATACAATTAAGTGAAGATGTTTTTCCAATTTTTGATATTACAGGTGTTATGAGAAAATTGTTAATATATTTAACAACTACTCGTAATATATATAAAAAATTGGCAAATGGTGATGATTTGAATAATGAAGAATTAACGTTACTTCAAGAAATTGATTCTGAAGTATATTATAAATTAACTAATAATAGTATTACGTTAGAAGATAAGGCTTTGTTTAAAATTAAGCAATTGCCAATAAAAATTCTTAATAATAGTATGTTTGGTGCATTGGGTTCTGGAATATCATTTAATTGGTCTGATAATACTTGTGCTGCAAGAATTACTTGCACAGGTAGATTACATTTACGACACGCTGTTGATTGGTTTACTCAATATGGATGTATTGCATTATTGGCTGTTACTGATGGTATTAATTTTTCATATCCTGAAAAAACTAAAATTAGGGTGAGTGATAGTTGTGTAATATTTGAAGATGAAGAAAAATCAATTGATGAAATGTGGCAATATGGTGGTAATACTGGTTTAAATGCATTAATTATTAAGTATAATAAAGAAGAAATGAAACCACCATATATGGCTGTTGATGATGATGGTGATAGTGTTTCTTGTTTAAATCTTTCAAGAATAAATTACGCATCATTAGTATTGGTGAAAGATAAGATTACTGGTGAATTAAAAGAAAAGGTTAAATTAACTGGTAACACAATCAAATCTAAGACAATGCCTGAATATATTGAAGATTTTATTGATAGGGGATTAAATTTAATTTTACATGGTAAGGGAAGAGAATTTGTTGAATATTATCATGATTATTGTGATAATATTTATCTCAAACAAATACCACTGAAAAAAATTGCGACAAAAGCAAAAGTTAAAATGTCCCTTACCGCGTATAAAAAAAGGGGTAAAGATAAAAATGGACGTGATAAGGGAATGCAAGCACATATGGAATTGTTGATTATTGAAAGAGAAAATATTGCTTGGAATATTTTTACTGAAAGATTTAATGAAATTATGGTAGATAAAAATAAAACAATTGATGATTATGATAGAAATTCTCAGGCAGATACTAATAAAATCATGAAATTAGTTAGTGATTACCTACCACCAGAACCTGAATTAGATAGTGTAATTTATTATTATAATGTGGGTACAAAAAAATCACATGGTGATACTAAAAAGAATAAAAATGGTGAGAGTGAAATTTGTTCCAAAATAATATGTAATAAAGAGTTATTGAACAATCCAAATATGACCGGTGATTATAATTTCGAGAAATATTTGAGTGCATTTAATAAAAGAGTTGAATCATTATTAGTTGGTTTTGATTTAGAAACACAAAAAAAGATTTTGGTTAAATCAAAAAATGGTGAATTAGTTAAAGAAATGTTTACTAATGATCAATTAGTACTTAAAAATTTTGATCTTGATGATTATGATGAATCAATGACATTGGAAAATATGGAAGTTGATTTTTGGAATAAAACTGGTTATGATCCAAGATTAATTTGGAATGGATTTAAGATGTGTGATAATATTGAAAGTAGAATTCATTATGAAATATATGATAATGCTTTAAAGTATTTAAATGATTTAATGAGTAAGTCAAAAAAAGAAAAAATAAAGTCTATTAATGATAATTTAGAAAAAAATGACTTGGTTTTAATAAAAAATTATGATACTTATTTAGTTGGTAAGCAGAAAGATTTATTTATTGAAATTATAAAAGAAAATGTTCAAATTCCAAAGTGCGAAATTGAAATTGAGTTAGATAGAATAAAGAAAGTTAAAGAAAAGGAATTGAATGATTTAAAAGAAACAACAAAAGTAATGGAAAAAGACAAGGCTGAGTTGGATAATGAAAATGAGGTTAAATTACTTGAAGAATATTTTATTGAGTTTAAACAAAATTTTAATATTAACATGGATTGGACGATGGATTATTTATTTAGTGTTGTTGAAGAAGCGAAGATGGGATTTGAAGCATTTGTTAAAATGAAAAAACAAATGACTGCTGAACCTGAAAACGATGATTTCGATGTGGATTAATATTGATATTTTTTAGTATTTATATAAAATGTTCGTATTATGAGAATAATAAAAAAAGAAATATGTGAAATAATTGATTCGAATAATAACTTAATTGGTGCTAATAATATTCCACAAAATGGTTCTAATCTAGAAACGCAAGCTAACAAAACTACTGATTATAATCAGAAGGTTGGAACACAACCATATAGATACGATATGTTAGGTAGATTTGGATTTACATTATTTCCATTTTTTGAGGGTGAAAATGAAAAATTTTCTAATAATGATGAATTATTGAAATCAATATCTGAATTTTTTATGAAAGTTCTTGAATATTATTTTAAAAACCCCAATAAAATTAAAAGTGATTATCGTATTCTTAGTGATAAAGAAGATGTTGATAATGAAATACGTGAGAGAATTGAAAAGTATTGGTTAAAAATAATTGCAGATGTTTTTGAATCAACATTAAAGGAAAAAAATAATAAAATTGATGAATCTTCACTTATTGAAGACAGAGTTGTTGATAAAAAATCTGAGAATGAAATTTCTAATAAATCAAAAGATAATACAATTAGAAATAAAAATCTCACAAAGATTGTTGATTTAATTAATAAAAAATTAGAAAAAAATGAAATTGATAAGTTAATTAACTTATTGGAAAATAATGAATAATAATGGCAAATTCTGAATTATTAAATAATAAGTATAAATTACCTGATGATATATTAAAATATATTCAGGCGACATTAGTTAATAATCCCAATAATAATGGAATTAAACGGGCTAAATTTTTAATTAAAAATAAATCAGTCACATATCAAGATTTGAAAAGATTAAAAAATTTCTTCGATTATTTTAATTCAGAAACTGATGATAAGATACAATATGCACTTGCTGGTGGTGATTTAATGAAAAATTTTATTGAAACTACCTTGAACAGTGAGAGAAATGCAATTAAAACCGAGAAAAAGGTACATCGAGATATTAATATTGATTTGAATTTGGGAACGAAACCATATAAACCAAATTTAAATTTACATGAAGAAAATGATAGATTAAACATTGATAACTACGATAAACTAGATAAAAATGCATTAGCTGTTATTGTTAATGATGATAATAAAATTTTATTGTTAAAAAGATCGGGTTATGAAAAACAATGGCAACCTCATAAATGGGGATTGGTTGGTGGTTCAGTTGAAGAAAATGAAGAACCTGATGATGCTTGTAGTAGGGAAATTATGGAGGAAACTTGTTTGGAAATTAATAAAAATGATTTTATTGAAAGAGTTGTAATACACAGAAATCCAAATAGTATTGAACATATATATACTTGTAGATATTCAGGAGAATTGACAGATATTACATTAAATGAAGAACATACAAATTATGGCTGGTTTGATGTTGCTGAGATGAAGTATTTAGATACTGTTCCAAATTTAATAGAATATATTTCTTTAGT